GGGGGATTTTCGCCATCTCCTCATGGCCCTGACGCCCAAGCATCCCCTGCAAAGTCACACGGTCAGAGGCGATAGCACTCTTCATCCCTAGCAATATTAATGTATAAACTTGGTTTCTGAAAGCCTCGGCCTGCTGTCGAATATGCGGATCTGCCTCAGAAGATATGCCTACGATTTTCTTGGTTGTCTCAGTCGCCCAGAACTCTGCGTCGTGGCCACGGTTATCGGTCGTTGAGACCATGACCTGGCCAAGCTGAAATCCTATTTGGTCGTCCATCATCCTTTATACGGCTCCGGTGCGTGTGGGACTTCCACCGTTTCCAAGTTGTGTTTTTTGACCATAGACGCCAGTTCTGATCGGTCGCATATAACCCACTCCCCTTGCGGATCGGGCATTGCTATCTTCGGGTTTGCAAGGCGATGGTATCCGTATAGACGCTCCTCTAACCCGACATTCTGATCGAGCAGTGAGGATCGAGGGCTTACGCCGACCGTGATTTGGCTGGATATACACTTACAAATCCAGAACTCCAAGCACGCCCTACCCGCTTCGGCAAAATGTAGATTGTGCTTGTAGCTGAAATCCATGCCGAAAAGGTCTATGTGTCCGACCTCGTTCCACAACGCAAACGCCAGTGCATACGCCGTGGTGTTGTTCATATACGCGCAACGCTGGTCCTTGATCACCTCATCAAGCGGATATTCCACAAGTGCTGGCACTCGCTCGTCAAGCTCACAGGTGTAAATGGGTTTTGTGTAGTCTGGTAACACACGGCGCATCACTTCGGTTTGATTGCCGGCATCCTCTGTGTCTAGAAAACGGCTTACTGGATCAAGCATGAATACACGGTCTAGCTCGAAAACAGATAAAGCAGAGTTAATGCCCCAGACCTCATCCCATTGTTTGCTATTTTCGACGCCGATAACGTAGTCAATCTGAGAGGCTCCCAGACCGATTATTGCTATTTTTTTGTCTTTGAGTTCTGCGATTTTTTCCATCAAGTCACACCAGTACGCAAAAGATCATATCGGTACTCGTCTCTAGTTCCACGGCCCTCGCTCAGATTCTTCATCCGAGAAATGCCTTCCTTAAAACGAGCCTCGAAATTGCCAATCACGTCAGGTGCTTCTTTCAGGAAAATAGCGGCTTCGACTAGCGTGCCGTACAGCAGCGGGTCAGGATGCTCTGTGCTCAACAGAGTTGTGCCTGAGTCTGCTCCCGCAGTAAGCGAAGTCGGTTTCGCCAAATAATGCAGCTCAACAGTGTATCCACTGTCTGGAATCGGACTTAACTCAAAGGCTGAATCGTCAAACTGCGAATAATATTTTGGGAACGCCGTCGTTGTGGTCGTAGGACTGTATTCCTTGATGAACGACGGGTGTTTGAAATCTAGGTAATGGTATTTGTTGTTGCCGTCAATGACCGCCAACGAGAACGGCGCAAAAAAATCAGTCGGCGTTGCCAGAAACCGATTGTTGTTGCTCACCGTACCCTGCACGTTCCGTCGCTGCTCTGGTAGCTGGACCATCTTAAAGATCCGGTCCTCAGATTCAGTGATAAACGTGTTCAGGTTGTTGTTGAACGTCGTCTCGTTAACCTGCAAATAATCTTGCACGGTCGATTTCAAAGTCGCTAAAGTGAAGCTCATGACGTGGTTACCTCCACGGTTCCAACACTAGCAGTGATTGCAAATGTTTGCAAAGTTGCACCTAATTTACCATCACCTGTATTAGTGTAGACGGCAAACACCGTTCCATCTTCGCCGTCACTGGATGGATCAGGTCGAGCTTCCTTCAACGCTTGTGGATCAATCGGCGTCGGTTTTTTCATCAACTGAGGATGCTTTGGTGACCATTGGTCTGGACCGACAAGCAAACCGTTCCAAGTCTTTTTCATGTCCTTCAAGCGGTAGCGGAAACCTGTTATGTCACAGATGCCGTAAGCACGCTTGTTACTTGCAAAAGCCATAGTTATGCGATGTTGTAGTTGCGCAGGTCAGGCGCGACTCTGAAGCTCGCACGCTCTTCGTCCTGGGACAGCGCACGGGTGAACTCTTCCTCATACATCGCTTTCAGCATTTGCACCTTTTCTGGCGCTCGCTTGAGGGCCATGTAGTACGCCAAACCAGCCGCCAAACAGGGAAAAAACCGAAACGGCACCTCTAGCGTGTTTGCACCCACATCTGCGTCATCCATACGACTGAGCACATTGAGGTGCAAGACATACGCACTGTTTTTATCTGGTGCTGGCCATATTGTTATCGATGGCGACAGTTTCTTCTGTATCAAAAACTGGTTCGGCTTTCCAGTGGTGCTTTTCGTCGAAACGTGAGCGTATTCTGCTCGCGACATACGACTGAGCGGTATGTCAGTGACCTGACCGCCTAACGTCTCGCGAACAAAAACGTCAAGCACGTCGATGGTCGCAGTAGGATTAGTCGAATCAATCGTGTATTCAGTCGTGTCTTTTACCATCGTGATGGTCTTTTGGTTGACCGTCCATTGGTTCAAGCCGCGATTCGCCCATTCTGCGAGCATCAGGTTTAGTGAGCGCGTGGCGCTTTTCAGGTCATAGCCTGTCCGCAGCTCTAAGCCACACCGCTCAAATGCCTCTTCGACATAGTCCGCGACATCTAATTCAAAATCTTTACTTCCGCTTACCGCCACTTTTCGTCTCCGCGTATAAGTTGTCGAAAACCTGATTCACGTCCAGAGTGTAATCCAAATCTGACTTGCTGTAATGGATGTGCTGCGAAGGCCGAAAATCAGGAGCGCCCTCACCGGCCTCAAACCAAGCTGGATGTGTTACTCGCACCCTGTTATTTGGTAAGGCCACAATGTTCCCAGTCCAAGGGCCGGCGTCCAGTAATTCTAAAACGTGGCTCTGTTTGTGTTGTGCAGGATCGTCGGCTATTTCGTTTTCAGCGTAATCAACAGTGAAGTAGTATTTAGCAGGATAGAAAGCGCCGTCTATCTTTGCCAACCAAGGGCACGGTGTGGCACGATCCAAAACGTAGACTGCATGATTGTGGCTAGAACAATCCCAAGGTTGAGCAGCCCAGACCGGCATAGGCTCCGGCCACTCGTCAAAAGGGGTGTCTCCCACAAGCGCCGTAATTGGCATCCTAGCCCACATCGCGCCGCCGTGAACATTCGGCTCACTATCATCGTCGTAAGTCTCCGCGCCGGTAAAAATTACCTGGAACGAAAGGCAGCGAGTCGGCATCGTAGTGACTGCGATTGCCATAGCGTGAATGAACTCGCCATGATACTTCTCGTGGTTGTGCGTATATTCTCGTCTCACCCAACACTTGAAGTGTGGGATGTTGCTCTGAAGGTACGCCACCGTTAGCGACCGTACAGGCCGCTATTCTTGCTTGATGGTTTTCTCATGCCGCCTTTAGCTCCGCCTTTGCTCTTCATAGCTCCGCCCTTCGCGTAACCCTTGGTCTTCATGGCACCGCCTTTGGCCATGCCTTTTGTTTTCATCGCGCCGCCTTTTTTCATGCCTTTGGTCTTCATCATACCGCCGCGCATCATACCTTTGGTCTTGATCGCGCCGCCTTTTTTCATGCCTTTTGATTTCATGCCTTTCGGCTTGTGTCCAGCCATGTCGTGCTCCTATTATGATCGTGGGACTCGTGTTTGTTTCTGTTTTGACGGCATGATAGCACCGCAACCACGCGCCTGTATTGAAATGGCTCCGCCCGTTGCGGCGAAGGTCTTGACGTTTGTCGGCTTTCCACCAACGCCCTGTTTCTTTGATCGCTTCCGCGAAACCGCTGATTTTATTTCTGCTTTCGACATTTTTGCAGCGGTGGCCGACGGTACGCATTTAGGGTATTTCCTTTTACGGTCTTTTTCTAACTTTGATCTTCCACATTTCTCGAAGCCACCGCCTTTTTTCGGCGCACCAATATCAACCCAGTTGCCCTTGCTACCTTTGCCGAACCACTCAGTCAAACCGCCTTTTGGTTTAGCCACGGGGAACCCTCGTTTTTTTTTGTTTGCTGGGCAGCACTCTACCGAAACCACGCGCTTGAACCATTACCGACCCACCGCCGCTCATTTTCTTGGCCATGCTTTTAGCGATGGCAGTGCCG